CCCTGCGGTTTCCAGATGTCCTGACTAAAGGAACTCTGGTTCTCTGCTTCGTTATAACTGCCGCCTATGCTGCCGCCCATCACGCACCTCCAAGTTTACATTTCACCACAGTGTGAACTTCTTCCCACTTGTGTGCTTTCAAAATTCTCATCCAACCCTTCCTGACAGCCATGCCTCGCAGCTCGGTACAATCGTAGTCTTTTGCGATCGCTTTGGCTATTTCTAAGAACCGATCCATCCACTCGAACATCCGAGTGCCACCGACAATCGGGATAAATAACGCACGAAGCCCGGAATCCATCACCCTGACCTCTACCACGCAGGCTCCAATGACCTCAGTGCCGTCGCAGGTAAGAAGCAACAGGCTGTCAGCCCTCAGGAGCCGAGCCTTAACGCTCTCGAGTGTAATCTCGCCGTGTGATCGATCGACAACCTTCTGCAGAAAAGGATTGCACTGATCCCAGACCACTGCAATCATCTGCGGCGGACACGCTGCGATCGTTATTTCATCACACTCTTTCAGGACAGCATTCATGGTTTCCCGATAAGGCTCCCAGATACCCAAGCCCCGGCAGCAGTAAAAGCATTAGCGCCTGTGGCTCTGTGTCTGAATGTAACCACATCATCCTTTGTTAAGCTGGCTATGCCGAACCCAGAAAGGTTCATGTCGGCAACCTGCTGCGTCGCAAGACCAACTGCCATTGCCGCGGCAAATACGCCACCAAGATATGCATCCATGTAATGAGCAATATTATTTCCGCCGCCGATGCCGATGAAGTTGAAATCAAATCGGTATGTCCCTGTCACGCCTATTGTAAAACTGCCAGCAGCAGCATTAACTACCATCAATGAATTGTCTGCATCACTAACACCGGAATTATCCCAGTTGTTAACAACGGCATTATTCAATACGTCGTTTGGCGTGGTCAGATCGGTCAAATAGCCAACTTCTATTGGAAGAGACAGGCTCAATAGTATCCAGTTGCCTTCAGATAATCCCCACCAGCCAGCCTCAGTTATTTCAGCATCATAACTGTGTGTCGCTGGATCGCCGAAGTATTCAATCTGGCCGCTTTGAGGCTTGTACGGCATCTCCTTGCGCTCAGGATATTTCTTCGGCTTTGTCAGCTCAATCGCAACATCCTGAAACCTGCGCGACAGGTAATCCGCAAGACCGGGATCAATGCCATCTGGTGGCGTTTCTTGAGATAAGCTCATCGCTCACCTGCCGGCGTCCACTCAATATCCATGCCCGAGAACTGCCAGTTGCCCTTACCGATACTCCTGAAGCTCCAGCAGTGCAGCTCACCCGTTGTGCGCACATCGATCTTGCGATCAGTTGCTGGGTTGAATGTAATCGGCGGCTTCCACCGTACAGCCGCTCCGGGGTAGTCCTGAGAGCCGAACTGGATCTCGAGCGGCTCAGTGCCGCGGATGTGCGGGAACACCCTCGAGATCGATGTCACCTGCCGTGAGTCAACCAACGGGAAGTCGGTGCGCTCAATAATCGTGTCGATGTCTTCGTCCGGGGTACCCTGCGGATCAAGCAGGTATAGAGATCCGGTAACAGGATTGCAACCGATGATCGTGTCATCGAGCGGCGTTAGCTCTGCAGATCCCCACGTTATCTGCTGCGTGTCCCATGTATCAATAGGAGCGCTGGGGGTGCCAAGGAAGTCACTCCACAGCTCAGATGGATCTGTCTGCGAACCATAACCGGCATGCGCTATGTTTTGAGCGATGTCGCGGATAGCCCACGAGTCATCGCGCCAGTTATAGATGTATGCAACATTCGGATAATCAGCATCCTCTTCAACAACGCAGAACCAGACTTCTTTCTTCGCATCATTCCTGACGGCGTAGGATCTATGGTACTTGCCCACGTTCATGCTCGCAGTAAGGCGTCTGCGGATGCGGTTGTGTGCGATCGACTCGATTGACGTCCCGTCGTTCATAACGATGTCGCCATCGGTAAGCAGGAAGTGACGCCCCTTCACCTCAGCGAGACAGTTGCGCGCGATCAAACCAACCGTTGAAGACAGCTCGCGGCGCTTCCAGACAAACTCGTCGCCGGTTGAATCGAGGATATCGATTGCCCTTTCGGAATAGATGCAGAATGCGTCCCTGATCGACTGCCCATCGATGATGTGACCGCCATCACCGCCCAGAGCAGCCTTGCCAGCAAGGAAGGAATTATCTGTCTCATCCCATGTAACCGGGAGGCCATTGATGTCTGCTGGATGTGACCAGCGGTATGTGTCTGGAAAATCAATACCGCCTTCCTGCAGGTTCATTGCGAACAGGAAATTCTTATGCGATCGCAGAATCTCAAACGAGTAGCCCATATCAAGCCATGAGTTGCTGCCATCGAAGTCCAGCGGCTGCATTTTCTGCCCCGGAGACTGAGGCGACCAATATTCAGGGTGCGCCTGAGGATTGTTAATGAGCGGGATCTGACCAAGCCGACAGCTCGTCCACTTCAACTCGTCATCGACACCCAGTCCAGTGTATGCAGCAGTAGAGCTGACATCAGTGAATACCGTGCCACTAAATGCAACAACCTTCGTGCGGCCACACATCAGCCAGTAGTCGCCGGCCGTAACGCCAACATGGATCAGGTGGCCGGGATGGAAGTTCGCAATCGCAGGCGTAACCTGATCGGTGACTGTCGCCCAGTGTTGGAACCCGCCTGCGGTTGTCAGCGCGCCAGCATGCACACGGAAGTTATTTCCATGCGTTATAAATTCAGGACTAAGCTCCCACGGCTGCTCGTCAGTCGAAAGACCTTTCGTTCCCATGTTTTTTAGCTTAAGAAGCTCCATCTTTTCCCTTCTCAAGTTGCCGCAGAGCCGCATCCTGCCTGAGTACAGTTTCGTTGCGCAGGGAAGAGATCGATGCGTTCAGCCTCGATGACTCTCGCGTGTTTTCAATCAGCAGTACAGGCACCCAGCTCATTGCGCACTCTGATTTAGTGAACTTCTCCCCAGACTGTGGATCTTCACCGCTCATGCTGACGTACCAGCGGCATCGATGCATCACGTTGTCCTTGATCTCTTCGCATACAGAGCCAAGCGGACAGGTTAATGTTACTTCAGCAGTCATTAGTCTTTCTCACCAACGATGACATCGAAATAGGTTGGGCGGAAAGCAACCGCTGATGTGCTTGCGTCTGTCAGCCCATGTGTATGCGTTGCGCCGCCACCTTCCGACTCTATAAACCCGGCTACACCAGCAGCGCCAGAGTTGAGAAAATGAGGATAGCCTTCATCAGAATAATTGTTTCCTACGACGCTTGATTTAAGATCATGGGCATGCGCCGGCATTTCAGGGATAGAGAGCGCATGTCCATCAACCGTGAACGATAGGTTGATAGCGTCCATCCAGTCAAAGCTGCCTCCGAAACCGCCACCTCCAGCATCATTAATGCGAATGTACTTGTCATCAGTGTCGGTTATGTACGGCGACCAGCCAGTCGGTACCGATGCCTGCGCAAACAGCATCCGGGTGCCAGACGGTGCCGGCAGCGAAGCCTCAACGCCATCGATGCGCGTGGTCAGTGCGTCGAGCTGCACCTGAATGTTTCCAGTAAGCCCGGATGAGAAGTTCAGCTCATCCTCAGTAGTAGTAATAGCCTTCTTGAAGCCGTTGCCGTCAATGCCGGGGAATGTCGCCTTCAGGACGCGCTTGATCAGCGTCAGATGGTCATCACCTTGGTTGACTGGGTCACCAGAGAGCGGGTAATCATCGCGTAGCCCCTCAAGATATGTTGACGCTTCTAATGGCATGACATCCTCCTGTTACTGCTGGGTTTCCCAGTCAGCGTGTAAGTCTTTCGATTGATCATCCCATGACGGAACGTCTTTGTTAATATTACCCCAGTCTGACTGCTCTGGCGGCTCTTTATTGTAAATACCCTGCTTCTTTCCTGCGACAGCGAAGTTTTTCGGACTCACCGTGAGATTGGCTATTGCAAAATCAACCGTCCTGCTCAAACCAACACCCATCTTGTGACCAGTGGCAGCAAGCCCAGCAACCTGCATTAAAATAGAGCCATCTTTCGCAACTGACATTGGCTGCGGCGCAACAGTAATATTCTTAACTGCGAAATCTATGGTTCTATTCTTATTTACGTTAAATTTGTGTCCGGTTACTGCGAGATCTTTTACTCCGAAATCAATGTTCAGCTCCCCCGGAGCTATTGCAATCTGGTAAGTAAGGTTAGCCCAGAGTGTGTCTATACCAATCGTCACCACAGGGGTAGCACCAGCCTCAGCCTGCACAAAGCTGCCCCCAAAGGCGAGAGCCGGATACAGTCCGCCGAGAGCGAATACATCCCACCGATCATCGATCCCGGATGTAACAAACGCTGGATTCTGCTCTAAATAGGTTCCAAATCCACAAAAGACAAGACAGTCATCAACAGTGGTTGTTATGGAATGGCAGTCAATAAAATCCGGGTAAGGCTCAATAACTTCGTAAGAAGCATTTATTGGATCTACATCACTAACACCCCTAAGCTCAACAACAACACCAGCCCAAGCAGACAATCCGCTCACAGAGTTAAAATAGACAGATGAAAGACCTCCGGTAGCAACACGGTAATATGCAGAATAAGAAATGGTTTCAACTAATAATGTCCAGCCCGGAGGCGTATCTTTGCTTTGTACTGCTGATCCATGTCCAAGTATGCACAATAAAAAATTACCGGACGCGGCCGGCGTGAAGTCAAGGGTGAATGATTGATGATCCCCCGGCCTTGTGTCAGTCGATATATTTACAATCGATGCTGTCATTAGTTTGTGATCGTATAGATACCACTTACATTCGGAGACAAGGTGAGACTACCGGCGATCAGCGAGAGCGCACCATCGAGATCGACCGCGGCAATAGCTCTCTTGTTTACATCATCGTCGTTGTAAATAACCATCCAGAAAATATCTGTTGCGCCAGATGCATGCTGCGCGATGATGGCTGGGTCATCGAAGTCCCATGTAATAACGCTGCCAGACTCACTCCATGACGGGTTAACAATGGCAATCTCACCAACATATCCGCCGCCAGTGCCAACTTCATTAGCGCCGAGGTTGGTTGTGCCAGTGCCTTTCCAGTGAGGATCAGCCAGCGTCTTTATCGGGGTAATGGTGGCATCCACCAGCCCAAACTTGAACGCATCAGTATTCATGTCGTACAGTTGCAGGCCGATATTCTCTATCGCCTGATCGAAGATAACCATGTCACCAGCAGCCATCACACACCTCTCTTGTAAGTTTAAGTAACCCGCATCTGCATTGGAGTGCCTGACCAGCGCTCATCGATGTCATCACGATCAAGCTCATTAAGTGCGCCGACAAATCGATCATCCCATAGCTTTGCTGCGTTGGCATCCTTCACAAACGCGCTGATCTCCGTAAGTATCCCGAAGATGTAGCAGTCAGGCGCATAGTCGCCGAGCCAGTTGGTAGTGTCGCTCGAGTTAAGATTCGGCAGACGCTGGTAGTAAACGATCTCCATTATCCTTGCATCCTGCCTTGGATGAATCTGGAGCTGGTCGGCAATGATCGTGTAATAGATCTTCGCGTTCTCCCCTGCCAAAATAGTCCGCTCGGTAAGCGCATTCATTTGCTCTGGCGTTGCATACGTCAGCGTTTCGCGCTCAATGCTGCCAGCATCTGTCATTTCAATATCACGAAGCCCAGCGAAGTCAGATGGAAGCCCGTAATACTCTTTATCATCCTCGGTTACGATTTGCGATCGCACCGACATCTTTCTGGTCTTCAGCTTGCGATTAACGCGCGATTCAACCATCTTGATAAACTTATCGACGCGAGAAGTGATCTCTGCATCGGCTCTATCAGCAAAGCTCAACGCAGTATCGACAATATCGGCATAATTCATTTGCGTGTACCTCTAATAATGTCGGCAATCTTCTCCAAGCCCCTCGATGTGAAGTAAAAACCGAAGGCCATGACGAGTAGAGCCTTAAATAGCAGTATATAATCGTCTTTCACGGTGAATTGCCACACCGTGTCATCTGCATGCGTCCATTGCAGGTTGCCATCAGTCACCGCAAGCAACGAGACAACAATCAACAGGTAAACGAGCGCCGCCGGCCGAATATTCTTCGATAATTTGTTGTCAGACTTCATATCAGAGCTGTGTCGCTTGGTGCGCTCACGCTCATCGTCGAGATCCGCATCGATCTGCTGCAGTTCGCCGGCATCACGCGCTTCCTGCAGCTTGGCCTCGGCCTCGGCGCGCTTCACAGGGTCAGGAAAGATGACCTCAAGCCCCTTTTTCAATAAATCAAACGCTGCGATCACCGGGAAGCTCATTCCTCATACTCCCGGTTGCGCCAGTTTTCCCACTCAAGCGGTAACTCGGTGTGATAGTCCCTGCACGGACTCACAACCACTGTAAGGCCAGCCCAGATCAGAGGTCTACGCCAAGCAAAGAAATCAATTTTAAATTCTTTGCCAAATATTTTAAATGTTGCCTTAGGAGAATGCTCTTTGATTCCCTTCAGCATGTAGTCGCGCGCTTCCTTCCAGCTATGCGTACTGTGCCGGCACTCGAAGTCATGCCGGCGACAGAACTGCTTATTGCGATCGCGCCCGAGTAAATCATTCAACAGTGTCGGCCATGTGCAGCCGTCAGACTCGAATGCAACTGGTGTTGCCCACTTACTCATATTACCCCCAAGGATCTGCGTAGCCGGCGATATTAGCTCTGCTCTTTATCGGCCTGACTTTGATGTATGCATTGCGATTGATCGCATCCTGCACGGTCACAGTGCTGCTGCCGCCGCCTGATGCGCCTATTGCGAGTCGCTCGTCAAGACAGTATTCAACATGGATGACACTGCCGTGACTGTTCTTCCAGAAGACCAGACAGCCCTTGTAAGGCTCGTCACGGCGCACAGGACTCAGTGACTCCCATAGCATTGCTGCCGTCCAGTCACCGCTGCGCGTTAGCTTGCCAACAGACTTGAGCAGCTCGATAACAAAGCCCGAGCAGTCGAACCCAGCCATCGGATCATCGCCGCCCCACTTGTACGGCTGACCGATAAACGCAAACGCGATCGCCTCTACGATCGTCAGCTCATCGAGTCGCCTTTTATCAGTTTCGGCCTGAGTCATGGCTATGCTCCGCGTGACTTGAAGTATCGATCTTGTCCCACACCAGCATGGTCGTGGTCATGCCGGCAACCAGTACCACTGCAAGCAGCCCAGCAGCCATCATCAAAGCCTTTGGCGTTACAACCTCGTGACGTCGAGGGTATGCCTTATCGACCTCTGAGCGCATGTCAGCACGGCATTCCTGTAGCTTTGAGCTGACCATCTCTGGGATCGAATGAATGTCCTTGATCATCGAATCAAGCCTGTGGTGAATGCTTTCCTCTTCACGAGCAGACTTCCTGAGAAATTCAATTGACGTACTCTCAAAAGTCTCGTGCTGCCTCTGCAGTAACTGAATAGCCACCTCATGCTCGGCAACCTTGCTCTCAATTATTTTTAATTCTTCTGGCATCGGTTACGTTCCTTTTGGAAATGTTTTGCACTTGGCGATCAGCTTGTTGACCATGTCCGCCCTGTCATTGGCGTTAACCATAGCGGCAGCGTCGCCATTGGACATGCCCTTAGCGACAAGCTCTGCCCTGAGCGCATTCTTCTCTTGGCCGGTCATCTTGCCTGTAGGCTTCTTGCTCATGCGGCCTCCACGGTTAAGACGATGTATTTCGGGTCTGCTTCGATCAAGGCCAGTGTCGCATCATCACACTTCATTTCAATCACATACATATTCGGGGATGGGGGAATATTCTCGATTGGCTGCATGGTGGCATTCCCCCACGAAACAACTATACCGGCTTGCAGCGGGTAATCATCGATTACCTCTGGCCTGTTTAGTTGAGGTGGATCTGCTGCATCGTCTTTTAAGAGCCAGCCAGTTGTCACTTTAATTTTATTCATGTACTCACCTTGAAGTCATCCCACAAAGTATTTTTAGCGAATGCGCCATTGGCTAAAAGAGCAATGCCGCACTTGTTTTCTGTATTCTTGGCAGTTGTGTTGATTGGCGGGATTGATTCAACATCGCCGGCTCTATCAACTGTAATCGTGCCGCCATCATCTGTCATTGTTACCAATGCAGGCGTAATGACTGGAACTGTTGGAATGTAAGAGCCGTGATTGGTGCTTATGTCCTCAATTAAGGTAACTGACTCAAGCGTTGATGATATTTTGACAATAACCGCGAAATGACTGGATGTACTGGCGGCGCGAATCATTAAATCAGCGTGGCCTTGTCCAAATTGGTGTTGCTCCGCCGCCATAACACAAGAAACTTCCCTCGGCCTTTTCCCAACATCAACACTGTAGTAATTTAATGCGGCGATCAACTCTGCCACAAATGCTCTGTCTGAATTTATAAGGACGAATTTTGTAGGAAACTCATTAACCCATGCGACCGATCCGGGTCTTAATGGGGTGATGGTGTGGGCGTCAAGATCTACATCATCAAAGTCTGTAAAGTCATCGTGAAGGATAAGAGCAGGAGGAGCAGGCGGAGTGCGATTTTCATCGTAGAATGCGCCAACAGATTTGGCACAGCGTCCGCCGCCGATGTTCTGGAAGTAAGAACCGAACAGGTTCTTCTTCCGCATCAGCATTATTCTGGATCTTGGATTACGACATCTACCCATTACAATTCCCCTGCACCTGTTGGCATCTTCGAGAGATTAAAGAAAGTTACGCTGAGATCGTGTGACCGGGAACAGCGCAGTTTGGTGCGTCATCCGGGTCTATGGTGCCTCCTGCGGCGTCATCAGTAACAGCCCAGCCGAGATCCCACGAGGTGTGAGCCTCGTTGCTTGCCTCGTGTGGGTTGTCTGCGAGAGGAAAGTTCGCTGCAGTACCCTGAGCGCGATGCTGCATGCCTTCACAGAATGCTCGTGCGTTCTTCGCGTCACCAGCGTTGTTGCGCTGAACTCCGCTATATCCTTTACCAGCCATACACCCTCCTAAAACCGTGAGTAGATAACCCATGCCGGCTTGAGTAGCGACAAGCGCCTCGCGCCAACCATCCGCGCTTTCTCATCTCTCGACATGAGAGCTTTGTAAATGTCCGGGTACTTTTTCTTGAAGATGTTCCACTGCTCGACCGATGGACACGACAGGACAAAGCGAATGTCCTCATCGTCGTGCAAACCCAGCTTGCCACCATCGAGCATGCCACTGTCCGCAATCTTGCGGTTCTGGGCAAGAGACTGGTCATCAAAGAACGTAGTCTCCGTGTAAAACTGACCATCCTCGGTCTTACCCCGAGTGACGATCCCCGGCTGAACGTCTATCAGCTCAGACATTCAACCTTACCGCCGAGATCGATGGCTTCCTGCTTCGGTACACTTGCTACCTCGCCTGCCATGCAACGCCCAGCGCTGGTAAAGATGTTCTTGCGAGTCACGTTTCTGATGGTGACCATTCCACTGTCGGCAGCGGCTTGCTCTGCTGCTGCTCTGCGGTCTGATTCTGTTTCTGCATCAGACGCTGCTTTATCCGCTGCTTCCTTTTCAGCTTTCTCGGCTGCTTCAGTTTCAGCTTTTGCTTTTGCCTCAGCTTCTGCTTCTGCCGTAGCCGTCGCCTCCGCTCCCTTCTGCGCTCCGGTACCAGTGGCTTCACTGCCCTTGCCCTTTGCTGGTGTTGCTGGTTTGTTTGCCGCCATGAGGTATCTCCTGTGTGATTAAAAAAATGGCGGGGGTTTTACGCCCCGCCATCTGGGGTACTACGTCAGGCCGTCTTAGGCCGTCGCTGCAACTGAGGTATCGATGTCGGCAACAACCGCGTTGCCTTCTTCGTTCAGGCTGCAGAGGCTGAAGTCAACTGAGATCTCGCGGTTTTCTGCGAGGCCATCTCTGGCAAGCTCGTTGGTTTCATAACCCTGCAGGTATGAACGCTCCCACAGCTCGGGATCGATCAGATACAGGTCGGCAACGTCGGTAGCCACTTCATCCTGAAAACGATTCGGTACCAGCTCCAGAGTTCCGAAGTTGGTAACCAGAATGTTAACAGCACCCTGAGCCGTCACACCGCCGCCTGAGCGACCGCCGCCCGTACTGTTGTCGGTACGGTTGCCCTGAGGCACAGCGCTCTCGAGCGTTGCCACACGAGCGGAGCTGGTGAACAGGTAGTCGGACAGGATCTCAATGCAATCAGGCGTGGACATAGCCATAGTGGGGT